AAAAACACGTTTTGCTAAAGCATTTGACGAATTAACTACTACCGGAACAAAACTAAACGGTAGAATAAATGAACATTGTATTTTACTGACAACGTTTTAGATAAATACTTGTATGAGTTCATCCGAGACCAACAAAAATAAATTAATCACAGAAATCAAACTCCGTTTAGGTGACGGTATGGTTGATGTAGAATTAGATCCAGAACACTATAATCTTGCTATTCAAAAAGCAGTAGACGTGTTGAGGTCTCGTAGTGACGTTGCAAGTGAAGAAAGTTATGTATTTTTATCTACTCTAGTAGACGTTCAAGAGTACACTTTGCCTGCAGAAGTCTTAAATGTTAGAAAAGTTTACAGAAGAGGAGTTAGTTCAACGTCAACAGGCGGAACTAACTTTGATCCTTTTGATGTAGCATTCCACAATATGTATATGGTCCAAGCAGGACAGATAGGTGGATTAGCAGTATTTGATGCATTTTCACAGTATAAAGAAACATTAGGAAGAATATTTGGTAGTGAGTATGATTTCACATTTAACCCAAATACTAAAGTTTTAAAAATATTAAGAGCCATAAAACACGAAGAAGATATTTCCATTGGAGTATATAATTATGTACCTGAGGAAATATTACTCAACGACAATTATGCGAAACCTTGGATTGCAGATTGGGCCTTAGCAGAATGTAAAATGATGTTAGGTGAAGCAAGAAGTAAATTCCCAGGCGGATTACCTGGTCCAGGTGGAGCAGTTACTCTTAACGGTGATGCATTAAAACAAGAATCACTAGCCGACAAAGAAAGATTATTGGCGGCTATAAACAATATGGAAGAAGGAAATAAACATTTAGGCTTTGTAATTGGATAATGTCAAATAGGATAATCGGTTTAGTAGGATTTATAGGCTCGGGCAAAGACTCAGTAGCCACTAAATTGGTTGAATCCGGTTGTGTTCAAGAAAGTTTTGCAGGTCCACTTAAGAGTGTATGTGCAAGTGTGTTTGGTTGGGACAGAGAATTATTAGAAGGACAATCAGATACAAGCAGACAGTTTAGAGAAACAACAGACTTATACTGGAGCAAGAAGTTAGGCATTAACAATTTTACTCCTAGATTAGCATTACAACTTATCGGAACTGATGTATTAAGAAATCATTTTAATAAAGATATATGGTTATCTAGTTTAGAACATAGAATACACAGAATACATAAGAGTCATAAGTGTGTGATTATAAGTGATTGCAGATTTGTAAATGAATTAGACTTTATCAAAAAATTAGGAGGTAAAGTTTATCACGTTATTAGAGGCAACATTCCAGAATGGTATGATTTTGCTGTCAAGGCAAATACAGGTGATGCAAAGGCTCTGCACATAATGACCACAAATTACAAGCACGTTCATACAAGCGAATGGGATTGGGTCGGTTATGAATTTGATGGTGTAGTTAATAACAATGGTACACTGGAAGATTTAGATGCTGAAGTTACTAAAATCAACACAGAATACGTTGCAAGAACTGACACACCACATCAAAAGTTCGATTTAATCTAAAATCGGTTATTTATCATTTTCTTAATAAAACAGCATTTCTGCTGTATTCCTAATACCGCACAAAATATACGAATTTAGGTAAATACTACTAACAATATAAATTGTTTTTTAGGAGAAAAATTATGGCTACATTGACATCCCCCGGTGTTAGTATAACCACTACAGACGAATCGTTTTACACGCCGGCCTCACAAGGCACGGTGCCATTGCTTATTATAGCAACAAAACAAGACAAAAGTAATCCAGACGGCAGTGGAACTGCTTCTTTTACTACAGCCGCTGAGGCAGGTAAATTAAAACTGATTACAAGTCAAAGAGAGTTACTTCAGAGTTATGGAGATCCTCTTTTTTATTCATCAGGTGGTTCACAACAGCACGGATCAGCAATTAATGAGTACGGCTTATTAGCCGCTCATAGTTTTTTAGGTATCTCTAGCAGAGCCTACATACTAAGAGCAGATATAGACTTAGGAGATTTAGCAGGTTCTGTTAATGCTCCAACAGTTTCACCACAAAATGGTGCTATATGGCTCGACACACCAAATTCAAAATTTGGACTTAAACAATACAATTCAACTACAGGTAAATGGGACGTTGCAAGTTACACAGTACTTTCAAAAGACCAAATTGCTAGTAGTGGTGCACCTAAGGCTTCTGTTTTACAGAACGGCTCTTTAGCAGTTGTTACTCAAACAAATGCCGGTGTTGCAAGTTCTTTGATTAAGTTCTATTACAAGTATTCAGATACTTGGTATCAATTAACTACAAATGAAACTAGTTTCAAAGATGTAGTTAGCAAAGATTTCCAATTGGCAAGTTTTGCTTCATTACCATCAACTCAAAATGGTGGCGGAGCATTAGCAAACGGAGATTTATTATTCCAGTGGGATTCACTAAACAACGGTGCTAATTTAGCCGTTAAAGTTTATAATTCATCAACTGGTGCATTTAGTTTAGTAAACCCTGAAATTTGGGGTAGTACTCACAACTATTATACAACTTATGGTAATTCTGTAGCAGAAGGTACTTACATTGCAAACAGAAACCAAGACTTAGACGATGACCCAATAAAAGCAGGTGAACTTGAATTATTAAGACATAATGGTTCAAGTACTTTAGTAGTACAAAGTTCAAGTGCTTTAACTGATACAGCAGTAAGTTTAGCAAGTCATACAGGTGCTACAGTAAGTATTATCGTAAATGACAGCCAAACTTCAAGCAGTAACATCAATGTTCAGTTTAGAACAGACAGTGATGCAGACGGCAACGCAAGTGTTGATGATATGATTCAAGACTTTAACTCAGCATTTAGTACAGCATCAAGTGATATTGTTGCTTCAAATGTTGGTGGTAAAATTACTTTAACTAGTTCAACAGGTAGAGATATCAGAGTTAGAGCAGGTAACGTTGGCGGATTTGGCCCAACTAATTTAAACATCACAGCAGGCATTTACAGTAACTGGAAAAATCCAGCAGATGAAAGTTCACTAGTTTATAGTGCTGATTCAAGTGCGCCTACTGGAAGTTTAACAGATGGTAAGTTATGGTACGATACAAGTTCAAACGTTGATATTTTATACAACAAGCCTAGTGCAGGTTGGACTTCTTATAGTACAGACTTTGACGTAAACGTAACAGCAACAGAGCCAACTAAAAAAGCAGACGGCGTAAGCAGTTTGGTTGATGGCGACCTTTGGGTTGATTCAGACGCAGTTGATTATCCAGCAATCTATAAATGGAATGCTAGTTCAAGTGCGTGGGTTAAAGTTGATAACACAGACCAAGTAACAGGCGATGGTATCATATTTAAAGATATGAGACAATCTAACTCAGGAAGTTTAGATGCAGATGCTCCATCGGCAAGTACAAGAGCACTAAACATATTGGCTTGGAATACTAGATATAGTGGTAGAAACGTAAAAGAGTATAAAGTTAATTATACTCCAGTAAATACCAATATTGGTAACGTTTGGGTAACAGCAAGTGGAAACAAAGCAGACGGCAGTATGTTTGCTGGTACAGATGCTGTTAGACGTGTTGTAGAACAAAAAATGGCGGCAGAACTTGCGGCAGACCAAGACATCAGAAGTGAAACTAACTTCTTTAATGTTATTTCTGCTCCAGGCTTCCCAGGCTTATTAGATGAAATGATTACATTAAACACTGATAAAAAAGAAGTTGCATTTATTTTAGCAGATGCTCCTTTCACTTTAGACAGTACTTCATTAAGTCTACAAAATTGGGCAACCAATGCCAATAGTGCAGGTGAGAACGGTAAAGACGGACTTGTTTCAAGTTCAGCCTATGCGGCAGTTCATTACCCACACGGTTTAACAACTAACCTAGACGGCACAAATGTTGTTGTTCCAGCAAGTCACATTGCTCTAAGAACATTAGCATACAATGACCAGGTAGCATATCAATGGTTTGCTCCAGCAGGATTCAACAGAGGTTTAGTACAAAACGCAACTTCAGTTGGTTATGTTGACGAAGCAACTAGTGAATTCCAAGTAGTTAATTTAAGTGAAGGTCAAAGAGACACTCTTTACGCAAACAAAATTAACCCAATTGGTAACTTCCCTGGACAAGGTCTAGCAGTATTTGGACAAAAAACACTTAACCCTAATACTAGTGCATTAGATAGAATTAACGTAGCAAGATTAATAAACTACATTAGATATCAATTAGATATTGGTGTAAAACCATTCTTGTTCGAGCCAAATGATTCTATTACTAGACAAGGCGTTAAGAGAGTTGCTGATAATTTATTATCAGAACTTGTAAGTCTACGAGGTGTATTTGACTTTATCACAGTTTGTGATGAAACAAACAACACTACTGCAAGAATCAATAGAAATGAATTATACTTAGACGTTGCAATACAACCAACTAAAGCAGTTGAGTTTATATATGTACCGATAAGAATTCAAAGTACATTAGGTCAAACAGGTAGTTAAGACGTAAAAAAGTTACAGTAGGAGTAACAATTAAAGCGGTACTTAATAAGTGCCGCTTTTTTTTGAGTGAAATAAGATAAATAATTGCATATATAAGAACATTTAAGTTCTTCCTAGGAGAAAAAGAAATGGCAATTACAAAGGATAAATTCGGTGTACCAATAGATGGTAATCGTCTGGGAATCCTTCAACCAAAACTTCGTTATAGATTTAGAGTTATAATGACCGGTTTTGGAGCAGGTGGAAGGTCAGATGAAATGACAAGTAATGTTGTCAGTGTAACAAGACCAACACTTGGTTATGAAGAAGTAACCATTGACAGTTACAACTCTAGAGCATACGTTCAAGGTAAGCACACTTGGGAACCAGTATCACTTATTATAAGGGATGATATTACTAACCAAGTATCTGCTTTAGTTGGACAACAGGTTCAAAGACAGTTAAACCACTTTGAACAAACATCAGCAATATCAGGATCAGACTACAAATTTGATATGTTAATCCAGGTATTAGATGGTTCTAATGCAGAAGCAACTGAGCAATGGGAACTAGAAGGTTGTTTCCTAATTAATACTAACTACAGCGAACACGACTACTCAACAAGTGAGCCAGTCACAATTGATATGCAAATCAGATATGATAATGCTGTTCACGTTGCAGGGCCTAACACATTAGGCGGAAAAGTACAAGCAGGAGATCCATTCCCATTAGCGGCACCTTTACCAACTACACCTGGTACAGGCGTTTAATTTTAGACCAAGAGCAACTTTATGGAGTTCAGGTCTAGGCATAATATAAGTACAGGGGC